TCCCGCGCTAGGGAGCGGACACCGCTCCAGTACTCGTGGTATTCCATTCAATCTCCTTAGGGAAAGGGTAGCGGCCTGGTCTGTTCCAGCGCCTTCTGATGGGCGTGCTCCTGCGGTGTTCGCCGGAGTTCGGGGTAGCTTTCGAGCAGATGATCCACGTCGAAATGATCGACATAGACATCCCCACTGCTCTCGACACTGTATGAGAGGAACTGCGTCAGCTCCCCCCTGAACTCGGCGGGGTCGAGATCTCGGGCCACGAGGAATGCGTCCTCATCGTCCTCCCACTCCTCCTGCAACTCCTCCGTTGGCAAGTGCTTACCAACGTCAGTCATGCAGTCACTCTCTAGCCAGAGATCCCAGGACTCCTCGAAGCATTCCTGCTCCCTAGCTTTGTAGTCGCTGTGGTCGAGCGTATCGCAGTCCTGTAGGCATTGGTAAATCGACTGCGCCACGTCGGCTGCTTTGGATCCTGGTTTGACCACGATCATGTCGAACCATCCAGGACCCCAATGTCTGAAGCGATGGATTTCCCACGTTTCTTCGGACACATCCACCCTGCGCAAATCGGCTTGCAGGGTTTCCCAGTTACTATGCTCCAGTGGCCCTGAATCTCGGGACACGAAGCAGGGGGCAACGAGCCAATCACCCTGATCGTCCGCCATGTATCCTGACGTGTCGAACGGAGTAGGGGCCCAATCTGCCCACCTGGGCAAATCAGTCATATGAGGTGGTTAGGGGTTACGGGGTTGTTGTTGATGAGCGCGAAGGCTACTTCACGCAACTGCATGCGCATTTCCTCGGTGTCTCCTTGGACATCATCGGGGTCTACGAAACGCTTTTCGTAGTCGATGATGTCTAGGATCACGTTGGCGATATCGACTCGCTGCTTGCGCAGGAGTTTGACGTATTGGTACTCGTCTTTGGTCATCGCGGCTTCTCGGCTTTGAGCACTCGGCTTCTCGGCTTCAACCTACAAAGGTAGGAAGAAGTGTAAGGGGTGCGGGGCCCCGGCGAACCGGGACCCCTGCACTCGGCGGTCAGCGGAGCTTGTCTGCGTGCTCCTGAATCGTGCGCTCGATGTGGGGCTTCAGGTCCATCAAGGCGTTCCAGCTTTCGAGAGTGAAGCGCACGCCCCAGCTCTTGAAGGGACCACCCGTGACCAGGACAACCCAGTAGGTCTTCCCGGCTTTAGAGGTGCGTTCCTCGATGGTGACGCTGACGCCCCCGTACAGCTCGCGCAGCTTCTCGGCTTCACGATGGCGAGCCAGTTCTTCCCGCATCTTGGCCATCTCGGCCATGAGGGTTTCAATGTCTTGGCTCTGGGAGCTGACCGCCCCCGTCTTCTCGGCTTGCGCCATAGGATTACTCCTTGAGTAAGTTATTGGGGGTGGTAGTTGCGCCGCGAGGCGTGACCCGTGTGGGCCGTGCGCCGCGCCGCGTGCCGCGCCGGGCGCCGCGCCGCGCCGCGCCCCGATCGGGGCGAGCGCCGCGCCGTGCCCGGCGGACACCCCCTAGTGCCGGTCGGGGCCCGGAACGGCCAACGGGCGGGCGGGAAAGTTCTCCGACCGGGCGCAAGCCCCGCCGTGGCAAGGGTTTACGGGCCCGGCGAAAGTTTCCGCCCGATTGTGTGGCCGCTTGCCGCCGTTGCTGGCACTATTGGCGTCGGTCCCGCTCCCGTTCCCTTTCCCTTTCCCTTTCCCTTTCCCTTCTTATGAGCGAACAATCGAACCCGTGGTCGGAGATTCTCCCCCGTGCCGTCGCCGTCGCCGCTTCCCGCACTCGCGACCGATACGGGCGGCAACTATTGCCCCCGTGCGAACTACAGGCTTTGCCCGACCTAGCGTCTCGCACCCTGCTCCGGTGCCTTGACGATACGGGCACGGCATTCTGGCAAGAGGAGTGCCCGGACGAACTAGCCGCCCGCATTGTCGGATCGGTCCGATCGGCGGCCACGCTCGCACTAGGGGCAACGCGTAGCGAGAACCAGCGCGGCCGCCCCATCCGCTCGCAAGCGTACGGGCGGGCGAGCGTGCGAGCGGGCGATCCGATCGACCCCGATTGTGCGGGTCCCGACCCGTTCTCTTCTGTCGAGACGCGGGAAGAGGTAGAGGCAGTCCTCGCGAGCCTGTCCGACGATGCTCGCGAGGCTCTACGCTGGCATCGCGGCGAGGTGCCCTATCCGCCGGATATGCCCGATCGGACGCGGCGGCGGCGGGTTGCGGCCGCCCGCGCGGAAGCCAACCTTGTGCTCGACAATCGCCGGACGCGGCGGCCCGCGCCCGCGCCCGCGCCCGCGCCCGCGCCCGCGCCTCTGCCTTGGCACGCTTGGCTGGACTCCCTGGACACCCCTACGCGTGCCCGCGCGGAAGCGGCCTTGCGTCGACTCGCCGCGCATTGCGCCGCCCGCCCGATTCCCGCGCCGCCCGCGCCGCCCGCGCCGCCCGAGTTGTCGGAGGTTGAACGGGAGGCGGCCGCCCGTGCGAGTTTGGTCGGGCTTCCCCGTCGGTTGTGGCCGGACCTGGATTCAATGCGGCCGCATTGGCGTCGCGCCGCGCTTGCGATCCTGGCGGCCGAGTAGGTCGCGACGCGTGCCGGGCGGGCGGCCCCGTATTTCGCCCGGCCGCCCGCGCGCCGCCCGCTCGCCCGCCGTGGCGCGAGGCCGACCCCCCGGCCTTGCCCCCGGCGGCTCTCCCCCCCGCCCATAGCCACCGCCCCTTGCGCCCGCCCGGCAAAATCGGGAGACTAAACGGCGCATGGTATCCAACTCAGATTACAAACCCGACGATATACGGAACGCCCTCTTCCGCATCTGGCGGGACCCCTTGGCCTTCGGCGAGGCATTGGGCTACAAGGGCGAGCCCAGCAACAAACGTAAGCGTTTCGGCGACTTCCACCGCCGGATGCTTGAGCATGTACACTCTCGCCCGAAGACCAGCACGATCGTCCCGCGTGGCCACGCCAAGTCCACGCTGATCACGGTCATCGACACCTGCCACCACCTTTTGCGCCACCCCGAGTCGCGCAATCTCATCGCCTGCGCCACCCTTGACCTCGCCCGCAAACTTGTCGGGGAAATCCGTGACCGCCTCAACGGCGACCTCGAACTCCTCCCTGGACTCTACATGCCCGTGCGGGAGGCTTTCCCGTGGCTTGCGCTGCAAGGTGACGTGCGCAAATCGGGCCCGTGCGACCAGTTCAACATCGCAGGCCGAGCCGGAAAAGGGCGCGAGCCTTCCGTGTTCGCCGCCTCCGTCGAGTCGAACCTAGCGGGCAACCACCCGACGCGCGCCGTCATCGACGATCCGGCTAACGAGCAGAACAGCCGCACCTTCACGCGCCGCCAGAAGGTCATCGACTTCATCGAGGCCCTTGAGCCCCTGATGTACGCGCCCGACTCGCCGATCAACCACATCGGCACCCCTTGGGCTTTCCAGGACGTGACGGCTTTCCTGTCGCGCCGCGATGACTGGGCGCAGTTCCGCTTCGGCGTCTGGGACGGAACGAACCCCGCGAGCGGCCAGGCGGACGGAGAGGGCCCTGGGCCGGAAGGCGCTTGGCCCCTGTGCCCGGAGTTCCTGAACGCGGACGAGATCAAGGAGAAGGAGCTTGGCTTGAGCCGCACCTTCTTTTCGGCGCAGTACCTCTGCGAGCCGGTCCCAGCCGAGGAGGCGGTCTTCGACCCCGCCTTGGTCGCGGCGGCCACGGACCCCGACCTCACCCTGAAGAACCTGCCGGACGGACACGAGATCTTACTCTATGATCCGGTCGCGCGCATTGAAGGCGCAAAGGGCGACCTCAACGGCGTCGTCGTAGTCCGCGTGCTCCCGGCCCACCGCCTGAACCTGAAGGGCTTCCCGCCCGACCGGAACATTTTCGTACCCGTGCGCGCGGTGGAGCTGCCCGGCGGCGCAGACGCGGCGGCCTGCTGGATTGAGGACGTTTGTGTCCCGAGTCACCCCAAGCTCAAAAGTCTTTGGATCGAGAAGGTGGCATCTCAGTCTCTCTTCGGCCCTTGGCTAGAGGAGCGCGGTCGAATCAAGGGGATCAAGATTCGCGGCCAGAAGATCGGCAACGCCTCGCTGACCTATCGGTTGATGAGCCTGCAAACGGCGATGCGGAAGGGCTACTTGGTTTTCCCAAAAGAGTTCCCTGGCCGAGAACTTCTAGTCCAACGCTTGATCGAGTACCCGCTCTCTGACTCAGATGATCTTATCTCTGCCCTTGCGCTTTTGAGTACAATGGTGGAGCGACGCGGCGAGTTGCCCGGCCTTCCGGCGAGTGACCTGCCGCCTTCGGCGCTGCGGGTCTGGAACACTTCACCGACGAATGGAAACTACTGGCCGAACGGGTAAGCCTTACACGCTGGACGAGTCAGCGGCCCAGGCATTGACGGGGCTGGTTCAGCGTGCCCAAGACGCTTTGTACGAGCCGCTTTCCGGCAACGAGAAGCTCATCGCGGACATCTACACGGGCCGCGACCCGCTGGGCGGCCTGGGCGCGTTGATCATTGGCGACCAGGGTTTGCCCGCTCACCGACTCAACGACGCCCTCTCGGTGGCCTCTTGGCGTCCGCCGGAGACGACGGCCAACCTGTTCTTGTCGCGCCTGCGCCAGATCGTGACCAACCTGACGCCCGGCATTCCGACGTTCCGGGTGAAGGCGCGGGTAGCGGGCGCGGCCCAGATGGCCGACAAGCAGAATCAGATCACGCGCATTATGACCGACCACGGCGACCTGCGCAGCGCCATGCGTAAGGCCGCATTCGTCGGGATGCTTTCTCCGTACTTCGGAGTAAAAGTAACGTATGACGAGTCGGAGCCGATCACCTACAACCGCGTCCACTACAGCGCGGTCGAACCTCGGGACTGCGGCTACGAGCCGTTCCACCGCCGGTTCACCTGGCATTCCTACGACATGCAGTGGAGCGATCTCCCCGAGCATTGGAAGCCGGACTATGGCGACGGCGACTCGGCCCCCCTCCCTTGGGAGATCGTGCGCGTCACCGAGGTCTACCATTCGGGTTTCCGGCACGGGCACTCCGACACGAGCAAGGGCTGCCCGATGTCGATTTTCGTTTCGCGCCACGCCGAGAACCGCACGGACAACGTGGCCCTGAAGCCGCGCTCCGACATCATCAACGCGCTCGGAACTTACGTCGTAACGGAGAGCATCCCCGCCTGCCCGCTGGTCATCGGCAACTTCCTCGACCCCGCTCCGAGCGAAGATGTTCCCGCCGCCGAAGTGCTCTCGTGGATCCCGCTGATGCGCATGATTGTGCAAACGCTGGTGCAGATCGACCGCGAGGTCAGGACGAGCAACAACACCATCCTGTACGACAAAAACGCCATCAGCGATGACGCGATCCAGGCGATTCGCGGCGTAGTCCCAGGGGGCACGGTCTTCGTTGGCGTAGACTCCGACGACAATGCGCGCGGCGTCAACGCAACCATGCGCCCCGTAGAACAAAGTTCGGTGCTAAATGAATACCTTGCGGCGCTTTCTACTTACATGCGTCTATTCGATGACGTTACTGGCGTATCGCCTTCTGATCGCGGAGTACCCACAAACCCGCGTAAGTCGGCAACTGAGGCTGCTGCGATTACTGAGGCGGCATCGCGCCGCAACCAGGACCGCCTCGAAGTCATGGCTAAGATGTGGTCTGAAATCGCCAAAGTCGGTTTCAAGTACCAGCGCCGGATCTTCGGAAAGCAGCTAGAGGTCCCCCTTCAAAACGGAGTCGTCCGCGTCCTCCCGGTCCCCGACCCCGTTACCGCGTGCTTCACGTTCGACGTTGACCCTGTGGAACTCGGCCACCTTTCCAACCAGGGCGACATTCAGGCGTTGATGCAGTGGCTCACGGTGACGACCAACGCCCAGCAGGCATTCCAGGGCGGCATCCCCCGCATGACGCGAGAAGCGTTGCGCCGCCTCGGCAATGCCATGGGGATCGAGGACGCGGACATTTTCTTGGACGCCCCGACAATCGAGCTTGGCCCGGAAGAACGCTACATCCGCCACCTGCAAACGCAGGAGCCGATCATCGTGTTCGAGGATGACCAGCACGACATGTACGTCGCGTACTACACGAAGATGCAGCAGGCGGCGCTGACTCGCGGTGACTCGCCCGAGTCGCTGATGACCCTGCGCCAAGCGATCGACATGCACTCGATGTACTCTGCACGCCGCCGGGAGGTCATCCGCCCTGGCCAGATCGGCGAGATCGTCCCCGGCATCGGCGCGGGAACAGGCGAAGTGGACAACAACCTGCTGTCCGCGCTGGCCATGAACCAGGTGCCGTCGCCCATCCCGCAGGGCGGTATTGGAGCCTACTGATGCTTTACCCTTACTACTGCTCGGACTGCGACGCCGACTTCGAGGTGTCCAAAAGCATGTCGGTTGCTACCCGTCCCGAGCGTTGCCCCACCTGCTCGAAGGTGATCAGCGAGCAAAACCTTGGGGCCAAGAAGATCCGCGGCCACGTTTCGACTGAGGCGGCCTGGACTGGCGGGAAGATGATCCCCCAGCTGCACCCGGCCCACCCCGATCGAGTGGTCACCTCGAAACGCCAAATGGAGGCCGTGTACAAAAAGCACGGCCTCGACCTTGATACGGGCAAGTTCGTCTCGAAGGAAGCCCAGATCAAGGCCACTGTTCCCCGACATTTGCGCACGGGTGCCGTACCTAGTGCGGTGTCCGGGGTGCAAGAAAAAAGCTGACTTTTTGAGGCAGTTCGTGCTACCTTGAACACGAGTCAGGAACCTTCAAACCGAGCCGAAAGGTAACCGTGTCTGAAACATCCGACATCGAAACCCCCGCCCCCGAGGAAAGCCAATCTGTAACTCCTGTCGATGCCCGCGTCGCTGACGAGGTAGACATCGCCGAGGAAGCAGGTAAAGCGGCTACTGGTCAAGCGACCGATCCGAAGGAGCATCGAATCCGTTCCCTGGAAGATCTCGAACTGGACGGCGAAATCCGCTCCAAGATCGAGTCCTACGTCAGCAAAGCCATCAACGAAGCCGTCTCAAAGCACGACGCTAGGCAAAAGAAGAAGCTCGACAGCGAGGGCTACATGAGCCGTCAGCAGATCGAGGACCTTCTGGCCGCCAAAGACGCCGAGTTGAAGCAGCGCGAGGCCGCTCGCGAGCGTTTCTTGAACGTGTTGGGATCTGAAGGCATTGCGCCTGGATCCGAAAAGTACCGCAAGATCCAAGAAACGTACCGCGATGCCATCGAAGAGGGCACTCTCCGCCCGGAGATCCTGCTCTCGGAGGCGGGCATTCGCACGCTGGTCGCCATTTCGGGTGTTTCGAGTCGGTTGAACGCTGACGCGGCAGGTCCTCGTTCGGGCTTGGCGCGGAGCCAGCCTTCGCCGGACGGCTCGGTGGCATTTGCAGACGGAACCTTGCAACTCAACGCGCGCAAGGGCGAGGACGCGACGCTTGAAGACCGGATGCGCCGTGCGATCGAGGCTTCCCTCGACCAGTGAGCTAACCAATGGCTACCCCCACTTACAACCAGACTCTCGACACGATGGTCTCCACCGCGCTGGAGACCTACTCGCGCGATCCCATCAACGCCCTCACCGACTCCGGTGAGAAGTTCCTGAAGGCGGCTGCTTCTCAGGGCCGCGTCTTCGTCGTCAACGACGCCGAGACTGTTCGCCACCCCATCCTCTACGGACACGGCGAAGACTCGTCGCTCTACACGCCGGATA